TTTGAAGAAGAACAAGAGATTTTAGAATCAATGAGCGGCAACCACCACTCTGGCAACATACTAGAATCTATAAAAATAAATATAAAATGTAAAACTAGTAACCAAAAGAACTTAGTAAAAACCATAAAAGATAAAGAGATGGTTATATGTTCAGGTTTACCAGGAACAGGAAAAACCTTTCTATCTTGCGCTGTAGCTTTAGATTTGTTAAAGAAAGAACCTAAATACCGAAAGATTGTTATTGTAAAATCAGTTACAACCCTTAAAGATGAAGAGATAGGTTTTTTAAAAGGTAGTATGAAGGAAAAAATGGAACCATTTATGTACTCTTTTATGCATAACTTTGAAAAAATAGCGGGTAGATACAATACGCAATGCCTTAGAGAGGCGGGTATGATAGAAGAAATGCCTATAGCTTATATGAGGGGTATTAACATAGATAATTCTATAGTCATAATAGATGAAGCTCAAAACATATCCATAGACAATATAAGAACGATTATGACCAGACTAGGTGAGAACTCTAAAATGATATTTCTTGGTGATGAAAATCAAGTAGATATGAAGAGGAGAAGTCAAAGTTCTCTGGAATTCATAATAGATAAATTTAGTAATTTTGATGAGGTGGGGACTATTAGGTTAGATGAGACGGATGTCGTTAGAAACCCCCTAATTAAAAAAATAGAACAAATTTTCAGAGAAAATTAAATGTAACCTTTATTTTATACCAATTACCATTACTTTTAATAAAAAACTATATGGTAATTGGTATAACTATAAATAATATTCTACGTGACCACGTATCCAAATTAAAGGATTTATATGAGTTCGAATTCGAGAAAGAAATCGAAGGTCCTATTAATCCGTTTGAATTACAAAAACACTTTCCAGATGTTATTAATGAAAACGATTCCCCAGAATTTAAGGATGATGGTAAAGATGTAGAATTTCAAGAAAACGCAAAAGACGACTCATTTAATTTAGATAAATTTATGTATGAGGACGCCTCCTTTGAAATATTCGGTAGAACAGATGAACCAGAATATGGTATCATAAAGAGTATCTCCGATTTCTCAAACAAAAATAGAATAAAGATAGTTCTACTGAACAATGAAAGTCAGAGATCAAAAGCTGCAACTTTATTCTTCTTAAGTAAGAATTATTATAACTTAGAAAAAATAGTCTTCCCTAAAAAATGGAAAGACTTCTGGTCACACTGTGATGTTATGGTTACAGACAACCCAAAGTTACTTAAATCAAAACCAAAAGATAAAATATCTATTAAGTATAAAAACGATTTTAATGTTGACATTAAGTCTGATTATAGTATAATTAACACAAAGGAATTATTTAAACTCCTAAGAAAATTAAAAAAAGAAAGTAATGGAAAAAAATAACGAAATAGTTAAAAATCTAGATTCTGCTATCGCAAAGATTCAGAACAAAGAACATAAAATAATTTTTATGGTACCCGATACTAAGGGTAATGGTAAGTCTAGTGTAATACACTTATATGACCAAGCATTATCACTTAAAAAACAAGGGTATAATGTGGCTATGTTACATGAGAAAAATGACTTCATTAAAGTTGGTAGTTGGTTATCAGAAGAATGTGATGAAATCGAACACATGTCCATAGAAGATAACGATCTAGTAGTAGGTCCTTCAGATTTTATGGTTGTACCAGAAGTTTACGGTAGTGTATTCGAGCAAATCGCTAAAATGCCTATGGAGAAGGTTATATACATACAGTCTTACGATTATATGTTAGAAGCGTTTTCCCCTGGTAAATCTTGGTTAGATACAGGGGTTGAAGAATGTATCACAACTTCGAACACCCTTAAATCAATGGTTGAAAGTACTGTACCAGTAAAAGATGTACAATTCATAGAACCAAAAATAGGTGGTAATTTCACCCCAAGTGAGAAACCACAAAAACCAATCATAGCAATACACTGTAGAGAAGCTAGAAAAGCAGCTAAAGTGATAAAATCTTTTTACATGAAATACCCTATCTATAGGTTCGTTTCTTTTAAAGATATGCACACTATGAATCACGGTGATTTCTCTTCAAACTTAAAGGAATGTGCTGTATCATTATGGATTGACGACGATTCTTCTTTCGGTAGATTCCCAGTTGAGTCTATAAAGTGTAACGTACCAGTTATAGGTAAAGTACCTAACATTATCCCAGAATGGATGACCGATGACAACGGTGTATGGGTTTATGATGAAAATCAGATACCAGAAATATTATCTAGCTTCATTAAAAACTGGTTAGATGATACGTTACCAGAAAACTTAACTAACGTACTAGACAGTGTGAATGATAAGTACACTGAAGATAATTTTGATAAAAACACATTAGAAGTTTTCGAACACCTATTCAATAAAAAGGTTAGTAAACTAGAAAAAATAAAAGAAAATTTTAAAGAAACATTACAAGAAGATGAGCAAAAGTAATTTAACAGTTATAGTACCAGTACACTCAGTAGGGGATTCAGGTAAACATAAATTCGATGATATGTTCGATATAGCATTATCATCAATCAGTATAAACGAAGTTAAACCAGAAAAGGTATTGATAGTAACATGCGACTGCAAAGATGTTAATGACAAAATGGCTTCAACGGATTTCAGTAAGTATGAAGGTTTAGACATCGAAGTTATCGTAAATGATGGAGAAAGTGACTATCAGAGCCAGGTAAACTTCGCTGCTAAAAAAGTGGGTACAGAATACATGAGTGTTTTAGAGTTCGATGACGAGTTATCTAAAACCTGGTTTAAAAACGTGAACAAACACATGGATGCGTATCCTGAAGTAGAATTATTCCTACCAATAGTAAATGATGTTGATCAAGAAGGTAACTTCGTAGGTCTATCAAATGAAGCTGTATGGGCTTACAACTTCACGGAGGAAGTAGGTACAGTAGATCTAGAGACCTTATTAGAGTACCCTAACATTAGTCTTTGTGGTATGGTGATAAAAACGGATGTTTATAACAATATAGGTGGTTTAAAGCAGATTAAATTAACATTCAATTACGAATTTTTACTAAGGTTCCATAAAAATGGACACAAATCTATGGTAATCCCTAAAATAGCTTACAAACACATAAACATGAGGGATGAATCATTATTCTGGTTGTATAAAAATAGCGAAGCTTTAGAGTACAAGATAGAACCAGACGAGGCTATTTTCTGGATGGAAACGGCTAAAAAAGAATATTTATTTAATAACGATAGGGAAATAACTTATGAGGCTGTAGAAACAATTGATTAATGGGCAGGAAGAAAAAGAATAAAAACTACTATGGCCCCGAACAAGAAGAAGCAGTTGTTAGATTCTTAGAAGCTGAATCACAGTACGAGAGAGAGAAGATATATAGAGAGGAATTAAGGAAACCTATAGATAAGCTAATAGAGAATATAATACGCACATATAAACTATATAGAGCGTCATATGAATACGAAGACTTACATTCAGATACACTATCTTTCTTAATAACCAAATTTGATAAATTTAAACCAGAAAAGGGTAAAAAATCATACTCTTACTTCGGAACTATATGTAAAAATTATCTTTTCGGTGAAATGGTTAAAGAACACAAAAGAGGTAATAGTTTAGTTGACATAGATCAAAATGAATCCTCCGTATTAAAAAGGGATGGTTATACATACACCATAGATGAGGAAGATATAGACTTTACGGCATTCTTAGAGTCTTTAGCGATGAGTGTTAGAGAAGAGTTAAAAATAGACAATCTATCCGATAACGAATTTAAAGTTGGTTACGCATTAGCTAAAATATTAGAAGACTGGAGAGAATTATTCTCAGACACTAGTGATGGTAAGAATTCTACTAAGTTTAATAAAAACCTGATATTACTTTACATTAGAAATATGACTGGTCTTAATACTAAAGAAATAAGGAATAGTATGAAAAGATTTAAGTCATTATATAAAGTATTTAAGAATGATTATCTAGATGACTGATATTTATATTAAAACAATATCATTATGGCGTTAAATAAGAAAAAGAAAATAGAGGTTTCGGAAGACAGTATGAGAGAACTCATGCAAGAAACATACAATGAGATAGTTGACGAAAGAAGTAGAGCCTTATCTGCTTATAAAAAGTTCAGTAAAGATATCCAAGAAAACTCTGATATAGCTTTAGTTGGTAAAATAACTAATGATTTATTAAAAATAATAGACTCTTCAATAGAAAAAAAGATTAGATTAATTAAAATACAGGGTGATATCCTATATAAATCTGGTAAACAAGTTGAAAGTAGTGGTTCTAACATGACCATAACAGAAGAGGATAGAAAATGGGCAGAGGAGTATCTAAAAAACCAATCCGACAAAGGATCTGAAGGTAACGAAAAAAACTATGAATAATTATGGGTTCACAAAGCGAAATATTCTCAAGGTATAGATCATTAACGGTATCTAATACACAAAAAAGTTTTGTTACAGACGAACAGAAAAAAATCAATAAATTAGAGTTTATTGATTTTTTGGTTGAACTAGTTAGGTCAACCAGAGGTCAAAAAGAGTTCAAAAGTTTAATATTAAAAGGTAGTTTATCCGAATTAAAAAAGTTCGATTCTATCAACAAAGTGATTAAAGACTCTTTTATAGCTAAATTCGGGTGTGACGAAAATCTTGTGATACCAGAGAAATACACGACCCTTTCAGTTACTGGTATAGAAATATCTAAATCAGAGATAGATGGTTACGGTTTATTAAATATAGACCCAGATAGTCGTGTGGGTAGATTGATGTACGAGGGTAACGATATCACTAAGCACGTAAACTACTTCTTCTATAAATCACAAAACAGTACAAAATCAACACCGCTGACACTTAAAAAGGGTGATAAAGTATTATACACACTTTATGCTAAAGATAGCTCAACATACGTATTACAGTTTGGTGCATCCTATTCAAAAAAGATGTTTGGTGAATTCCTAGAGGATTACATGAGTGTTGTATCCCCAGTATTCAATTTCCCTAATTTCATGACTATATTAGCGGATATGTTAACTGGATCTGTATCTATAAAAGCTAACCTTAATAAAACTATAGTCCTAAAACAAAGTTTTTTAACTAAGGGTTTAAAGAAAATGTTTGGTTTCTGCAACGAAGAAGATGATTCTAATACACCAGATTCGAGTAATAAAGATTTTTTGAATGATCAATATGGTGTTAACCAATCCCAAAAAAACGGAGAGGGTAACGGCGTTATAGACTCTGACACAGATTACGATAACGTTTTTAACTTCAACAATAAGGAATTGGATGATATAGAAGAAGTTTCAGAATTAAGATCCAAAGGGTTCTTAAGATTTTCTTCATGTGGTAACTTAGATGTCGCCATCAACCCAGAGGATATATTAAGTTCGTTAGAAGAACTTTTCTTAAATAGTCAGAGTAATAATTTAATATTCCCAGGTGATAACCCTAACAAAATAAACACACCTGAAGATAACGAGATAATAGATAACTCAAAATTGGTACCCAACCTAGATCAAGCAGCCAGTTTATTAGACAAGGGCTTGAATAACGGGATAAACGATGTCGTTAACGAAGGTGAGGTATCTGCGGTCATAAATTTACCCAACATAAACGCTGAGGTTCAATTAGGTATATTAAAAGCTATACCATACTCAATGATGCAGATGGTTGTAACACCTAAAATAATGGTGATACCTAAACTATTTTTAGTCCTAAAAGGTGATGATAATAAAAAGACGGCTGAGAGTACTATAGATTTTATTAAACCAGTTATACAAAAAATAGGTAATGCGGTAACAGATTTACTAGTACAAAATATATTTAACCTAATAAAAAAGGATTTGATAGGTCTAGCTAAAAAATTGAGTGCAGACTTCTTAAAACAAAGAGGTTTAGACTATGCCGCATCATTAGGTAGTTTGCTCGCTCTACTAAAAGCTTTAAAAGGTTTTAAAATAAAAGGTTGTGAATCTATTATAGAGCAGATATTAAGATTGTTAAAACTTTTAAACGTTATACCTATGCCACCAATACCACCACCATTAGTTTTACTAGGTGGAGGTCTTAAGCCTGGGTTAAATTCCGTATCCATGATCAATGACTTAAAAGCTAGTTTAATTGATAAAGGTATAGAAACAGCGGCCACATTCCCAGATGGTACACCAAACCATTTAATGATAGCCCTAGAGGAGACCATGAAATTAATGGTTAGTAATATAAAAACAAACGCAAAAGTGGAAGTAACTACAGTAGGTGCTGGTTTCACTACAGGTTTTGGACAAATACAGTAAAAATGAATAACCCTAAGTTAAAAGAAATATTTGATAATGTTGATAAAAGATCTAATAAGGATTTAGCTACGACATTAATTGCGTTAAGTAACGACTTTAATGATGTTAAAGATACTTTATTAAGGTTAACTACAACTTTAGAAGAATTAGAAGTTACTCACAATAAAGTTTATCTTGAGCTAAAGGACAGATTAAAATTTAAGGAATAATGGATATTGGTTATAAATTAGGTATATGTATAGATAATGCGGATCCTAAAAATCACGGTAGGATTCGGGTTGTTGATTACAACGCTTTTAAAAACGAACTATCAGTTAATCGGATAAAGGATAAAGTGGCTGAAAGTAGTGACGGAGGGTTAAAATATACCCTATGGTCAGACGGGGCCGACGAATCTGAATTAATAGATGAGTACGTATCAGAACCATTCTTACCTAGACATATAAATATGGTACCATCTGAAGGGCAACTAGTTAGATTAATAGTTGAACCTAATGGTAAAAAACTATACGTAGGACCTATATCTGACTCACCGACGAATTTAACCAGTAATTACAGGAATGAGTTAACCAAGAACAGAACCAGTACACCAAATGACATATCTAACAAAACTTACGATACAGTAATATCTGGAATTAATAATGAACAGATAAACTTAGGTAGTAATAGGGTTTTAGTTAGATTAGACCATATAGATGGTAATAAGAGAAAAACCAAGTACCCTATATTTCAATTATCTAAATTCAGAAGAACTTTAGATTATAAAGAGACCACAAAAACCGTAAATAAAGTCAAGGAAGTTTTCATAGATTACATTATTGAGTTAGATTTTAATTATTCTAAGAAAGAAGCTTTAAATAGTAAAAACATACAATGTAATATATCAATATACGATACACTGGAAACAATTACTGATGAGGATAATAAAAAGGGTTTAATTAAATCTAATTATAATAAATACAATAATTACACAGCTGGTTCTATAAGAAACCAGTACACCGTAAGACACGTATTAGATTTTAATGATGTAGAGTCCATGAGTAAAGCTATCGAAGAAATATTGTCGGCTTATAATAGTAAAAAGATAAAGTTCTTTAACCCAGAATCACCAGAAACCAATCAATTAAATGAGGTTAACGGTAATATAAGATTAATCAATAGAATAAGCTCAAAACCAAATAAAGGTGGTGGTGTTAATGACGTACTTGATACAGTTCTAAATTTAAATAACGCTGTGATAAGGGTGTTACCATCAGATTTAGATAGATACCTTAAACCTTCCCAGCAATTACAAGACGAATTATTTGTACCCAAAACACAACCAGGCGATACACTATCATTAGATTATATTAGATTTAATGAATTTAACCAGTTCATAGGTAAAATAAGGGGTTACAAAGAAAGTAGGTTCACTGGAGCACAAAATCTACAATCACCGATAACGGAAACGATAAAAACAGTTAATGAAGAGGTTTCTCAAAAAGATATAACCACAAGTGTGATGTATGCAGATAAATTCTTATTTCTTAGTAGTATAAATTCACCAGATTATAACGATACTGAAGGTATGAGTAATACAACGGTATCAAAATTCTTATCCAACATATCTAATGATGGCTCCAGAGATTACGAAACCTACGGATGGGTGAGAGGTGAGAAAATGTTAGAATTAATAAATAGGTTGGTAGATATAGTTCTAAGGCACGGACATTCTATAGGTCAAGTCGAAAATTCTATAAATGAGGATACCAAGAAATTATTGTCAGGTTTAACCAGTGAATTAAACAAAGAAATAGAGGGTAATAAATTAAATGTTGAGACTAGCATAATTAATCATAACTTACGTATAAACTAAAATATTTATAACCATGGGTATATACAGAACATATTTTGATAAAAACAACACGATTGTTAAAAATAGTGAGATAAACACTGGTAGGAACCAAGTGTCTGAACTATATTTTGGGGGTGAAACTAGTAGATTCCTATTCTACTGTTCCTTTGATGAAATAAAATCAATGGTTGAATCAAAAACCATAAACACGGATTCTGATGTGACTCACACCTTAAAAATAAAAAACACCTCAAGTTTCGATATAAAAGATTTTTTGAGTATAAATAATAATTTAATGTTAGGGGAAAGCTACAGACCAAATTCTGTAGACATAGAATTACATGTAGTTCCAGAATATTGGGACGAAGGTACTGGTTATGATTTTATCCCATCATCTAATTCACAACCACAAGATAGAGATTACATATCCGAAGCATCTAATTGGTTTAATTCAACTAGAGTAAAAACCTTTAATAATGAAGGTGCAATACCTCTTAATAGCAAACCTATAGCTAGTATACACCTAGATAAGGGTAATGAAGATATAGTTATGGATATAACTAAATTTGTTAATGACTATATAAAAAATGATTATAATGGCGGAATAACCACGGGAATAACTACAGGAATAACCACGGGAATAACTACAGGGATAACCACGGGAATAACTACTGGAATAACTACTGGGATAACTACAGGAATAACTACTGGGATAACTACAGGAATAACTACTGGTGTGACTACTGGTACTACCAGATATATGGGTTTTTGTTTAAAATATAGTGATACCATAGAAGACCTACCCATTGAAGTGGACGATAAAACTTATGCTATAGGCTTGTTCACCAGACACACCCAAACCTTCTTCGAACCGTTCATAGAAACTAAGTACGACGACTACATAGAAGACGATAGAAATAATTTTTATTTAGGTAAGAACAATAAGTTATTCTTTAATTCTATTATAGGGGGTAAATTTGTTAATCTAGATAAGATACCAAAATGTACAGTTAACGGTACGGAACTAGAAGTTAAACAAAAAACCAAAGGGGTTTACTATACTGAGTTATACGGTAATGAAAATTTATTGACTAGTTATACTGAATACAATGACATATGGAGTGATATATCGTACAAAGGTATGGCCAGGCCAGATGTCAAACTAAGGTTTGTACCCATAGATTCAGATAAATACTACAACTTTAATCTTGATGGATTAGACGATTCAAGGTACGGAATTTCTTTGAGTGGTATAAAAAGGGAAGAAAAATTAAGTCAAGGAGAATTAAGAAAAGTAAACGTTTTATTAAGAAAACCTTACACAGTTTCAGAATACGAACCGAGTAACAGTATTTATTATAGAATGTATACCAGACAAGGTCCAACAATTATACCTATTATAGAATGGGAAAAGGTTAACAGAAGCCTTAATAATAATTATTTTAATATAGACACCACCTGGCTAGTACCTCAAGACTACTTTATTGATATAAAGGTAGAGACTGGCGGTGAAGTTAATATATATGAAAATGAATTGGAGTTCCAATTAGTAAATAAACTTACTTAGAATGTATTTAATATATATAAACCCGCTAAATAAAGATTTTAAAGGACAAAACACCTATGAATTTATATTTAGTAAAAGGACGGACAATGTTGAGTATGGTGAGGATTGGGATACAGAACCAGCATCTAGCGGGTCACCAACACCACCAAATATAGAGCAGGTTGATGAGGTTGGTATCTTAAAATCTTTAGACATAGAATTAACCCTTAACATAGATTCAGACAACTTCTCAATGTTTGATTGCGTTGAAGGTATAATCGCATTAGCCTGGGAAACAGAATCACCAGAAGTTGAAGAAAGATTAGTCTTTAGATACGGTGAAGATGCTGATAGTGTTAAAAGTAAGATATATAGTAGAGATAAAGAATTAAAAATAATAGATAAAGAACAAATACATAAAATATAATGGAAGACGAGACTATAGAAAAAATTGTTAACAATCCAGAAGGTGCTATAGATGCACTTAAATCGGCCGAAGATGCCATAAAATCGCTATCTGACGCCAATGCTGACACTCAGAACGAATCGGAAGATATATCCGAATCTAATTACGATGAAGAATTCGACGAAGTGATAGATAATCTATTAGAAAGGTTAACTGGTTATAGATATTATGATATACCTTCAAATGAGAAGAAACGTATCGAAATGGGTGTACCAGAGAGATATCACGTAATAGATTTAGAAGGTGATAAGATTGCTGAAAATATAACAGAAGATGAGGTTGTGGAATATGTTAAAAACCTAATAAAGCATGATGGTGAAGAATCTAGCGAACATAAGGAAATAAATAATATAGAAGATGCTAAATCAGAGATAGAGTTACATAAGCTAGGTAAGGTGATAAATGTTAAGGATACAAAACAATTAGATCTTTTCCCTAAAAAGGGTACTAATAAACTAGAACCTGATTATAGTAAGGTTATAAGTAAAATGAGTCCAGATGAAACAAAAAGTATTGTAAACAGATTGGGTACAAAAGGTTGGATGTTAGAAAAATCTATATCTTTAATAAAAGATGGTGACCAAAAAACTGCTTACAAAGAAATAAGAAGGATGTTAGATGGTACCAAAGTGAATGAAAATTTGGTTAAACCAAATAATATTACTAATATTGTCGAGTCTAAGCAAAATGTTGTGACAAAAGGTGACATAATAGAGTTTATTAAAAGTAAAAAATGATTAAAATGTGTGAAATAAAATCAATTGTAAGTGGGGATGAGAAGTCGCCTGTTATAACCCCCGTTATAACACCAGTAACCACTCCAACAAAAAACCCATCCAAAATTGATATACCAAAACCTAAAGAAAAAGGTAAACCAAAAGCCTAAAACTTGGTTATATACAATAATTTAACTAAATTTGTCTTATTAATATTAATAAGACATTTTTTTTTATGAGAGAATCGGGTATAAATAACAAACTAACAGAATTAGGTTACCCAAACCTAATAAATTCAGATATACTTAATGAGTTATCAGAAAACACTCATCCGTTATCTAATATGCCTTATTATAACAAGGGTTCGGAACCAGATCTATTAAGACCTGAAGAGATAGCTATAGATAGGTACACAGAACTCATGGACTCTTATTGTAGTACCTACGACGTGGATAAGGATAAAGTAAGACCATATGATGTTATGGTTAACGCAACCATGTCTAACATGATAGCTATGGGTAAAGAAAAAGATAAAAGGGTTGAGTTATGTATATTAGCCGAAAAAATAATAAGGGAAGAGTGGTGTTTAGGTGCTGATGAGGTTGTTTTTGATTTAGAGTTACTTGATCACGGTAATATAGAATTACCAGAAGAGATAAATATCGAATCACCTTTAAGTGAAGAGGATAAATTAGACGTTGAAACCGATATGTCTGAAGAGATAATAAAAAGAAAAACCATTAACGGGTTGAGTCAAGGAGCTTCACTTAAAGGTCACTATATATTCCACTTGTATCAAGATGATATACACAAGATAGTTCCAGAGGTTTCTAATTATTATCAAAAAGCTTTAATAGCCAACGACTTAATTTATTACCTAAGTTCTGACAAAGAGTTTAAAGATAATGTTGAAAGTGATAATAGTAACAATGCTGGATATGTTGACCTTGACTTTAGTGGTGATATACCTAAAATTATAGTGAAAGCGATTAACTTACCTATATTGATTCATGAGATGATAAAAGGTATTATGTCTCTTTTTTCTGTAGTTGGTATACCAGAGGAAAATGGTAAAAAATTGATAGATTATACAGATACTATAATGAATGAGCTTTGGGATATAAGGTTATTCCCTGTAATGTGGTCTAATCTAAACTCTATGTTCGACGAAAGAGATTACGATATTAAGAAACTGGTTTTAATAGATTTATTTAAAAAAGAAGCTAATGAGTTTATATACTTCATGAAAATGCTCGATAATAACTCGGGCTTAGCCAAAAAAGAGATAGACTCTATTATTAAGAAAAAAAGAGGTGATATAATGGAATATGAGTTTAATGATTCTATTGATGATATAGATCTTAGCGATTTAGGGTTATAATAAACTATTTATATATAAATAAAAAGATTGAAAAATATAACAGATAAGAGAGAATTGTTACTTGAGTACACCAAATGCTCAAGCGATCCCGCTTACGTTATTGAGAGTTATTTTGAGACTTTTGATAAAACACGAGAGGGGTATGTCCCTTTTGAATTATTCGATGGTCAAAAAAAGTTAGTAGCTAACTACAAAGAACATAGGTTCAACTTAGTATTAAAATATAGACAAGCAGGTATATCAACCGTTACCGCAGCATATTCAGCTGTATTAACAGCTTTTGCTAGTCCAGATAGACCAGAAAAAGTATTGATTCTAGCCAACAAACAGGAGACTGCAATAGAATTCCAGAATAAGATAATTAATTTTGTGAAGCAGCTACCCAGCTGGGTGAACGTAGGTTTCGAAAAATCTTCACAAAAACACGTTAGACTTTCTAACGGTTCCGAAATAAAAGCGGTAGCAACATCCCAGGATGCACTACGTGGTTACACACCTACAGTGTTACTTATAGATGAAGCTGCTTTCGTTGAAGGTGGTCAAGAATTATGGACAGCCTGTTTAGCTTCGATAGGTACTGGTGGTAAAGCAGTTCTAATATCAACCCCAAACGGTCTAGATCCTATTTATTACGCTTCATACGAAGGTGCTATAAAAGGTGAGAATAGTTTCTGTATAACCCACTTGAAATGGTGGAAAGATCCTAGATTTAATAAGGATTTAAAATTAGTTGAAACTAAAGACATAGTAGACTGGTTTCAGAAACCCATTAAAGAAAAAGATAATAAAGTCATAGATTCCGCTAATAAGTTAACTTATAAAGAGGTTGATGAGCTAATAGATAAAGGTTATAAACCATACTCATCTTGGTACGAGAACATGTGTAGAGACATGAACTTTAACAAACGTATGATTAACCAGGAATTAGAATGTGCTTTTATAGGCTCTGGTGACAACGTTATAGAGGGTGATATTATACGCAAACAAGAGCTAGAAAATGTTAAAGAACCAGAGATTAAAGATAAAGCCTGGGATAGTAATATGTGGATATGGGAGTTACCCCAAAAAGGTCATAGGTATATATTAGCTTTAGATGTATCTAGAGGAGACTCCTCAGATGCCACTGGTATGGCTATAATTGATTATGATACATTCGAACAGGTAGCCGAGTACCACGGAAAAGTACCCCCAGACATAGCGGCTCAATTAGTAGACCAATACGGTAGAATGTACGATGCTTTATCCACGTTCGATATCACTGGAGGTATGGGTGTAGCCACAACACAAAAATTGAAAGAATTAAATTACCCTAAAAAATTATTACATTACGATAAAGAAGGTAATAACGGTGTACTTTATATGCCAGATGATAACGCTATACCAGGTATAAACTTCGCATCAAGAAACAGAAGAAGTCAGATAGTTGCTGCTTTAGAGGAAGCGGTATCAAGAGGTGGATTCAAGATAAGGAGTGAGAGATTGACAGCTGAATTAAAGAAATTTGTTTACAAAAACGGTAAACCTAACCATATGAAAGGTGCACATGATGATTTAATTATGGCTTTAGGTATGGCTTTATTTGTTGCGAATACGTCATTCAAAAGATTACAAGAATCTGAGAATATGACTAAGGCGATGTTAGATAGCTGGAAGGTTACGAGTAATAATACAAAATCTGAATCAAACTATTTATTAGAGAGTGTGACCAGTAAACCAGACCCCACTAAAAACGATAACCCTAAAAAGAATGATTTAAATCAGACTATTAAAAATACCGAAGAATTTGGTTGGTTATTTGGTGGTGGTTTGGGTAAACATAGATAAAAACAAATAAAAGAAATAAAACAAATAAAAATGGGAAACATAATAATTAAACAAGGTAGAAGCTCGGGACCAGGTTCCGTTTCTTTAATTAGAGGTGGTGTTAGTAAAAATAATGATAAAATCAGTGGTGCTGCTTTAGATAACACAAATAACGCGATAAAATGCTCTCCAGAGTCGGATGGTACCACGACGTTTGTGCAAGAAAAAGTTTGGTCTTCAGACATAGGGAACTATAAGTTCCCACCATTTGTTGACTGTGAATACGTAGATTAATAAAAAAAGAATATGGCAAAAAATTTAACAATCTTTCAGAGATTAAACAAGGTATTAGGTAACGAAGTTGATGGGCCCAAATATGTGATAGACCCGAATTCGTTCAATGGCTTAGAAGGGGATGCTCTAGATAAAAAGAAATTAGAGGCTCAGCAAACCATATACCTACAGAACCAATGGAAAAAGATAGATAACGAGCTTTACCAAAAAGCTGTTTATTACGAACCAACTAGGATCGCATCTTACTATGATTATGAAGCTATGGAGTATACTCCAGAAATTTCTGTGGCTCTAGATATATTTGCTGAAGAAGCTACGACACCAAATGAAAACGGTAGAGTGTTATCCATATATTCAGATAGCTCTAGGATTAAAAGTGAGTTAGAAAGATTATTCATGCATGTGTTGGATATAGATGCTAATTTAACACCATGGGCCAGAAACGTATGTAAATACGGAGATAACTTCGTATACAACAAAGTGGTTCCAGGTCAAGGTATTGTAGGTGTTACACAATTACCTAATATAGAAATGACTAGATCTGAACCAGGGTTTTCAAAAGTTAATAGCTTAGACGATCAACAGAAAGAAGTTAATACAGCTTTTTATTGGAAAGATAAAAATGTAGAGTTCAACTCCTTTGAAATATCTCACTTCAGATTATTAGGTGATGATAGAAGATTACCTTACGGTACATCTATGTTAGAGAAAGTTAGACGTATATGGAAACAATTACTATTATCTGAAGATGCTATGTTAGTTTATCGTGTAACTAGAGCACCAGAAAGACGTGTTTATAAAGTTTTTGTTGGTAACATGGATGATAAAGACGTTGATGCTTATGTAGATAAAATCGCTAACAACTTTAAAAGAACTACTATGGTTGATACCGATAATGGTAACCAAGATACTAGATATAATGCGTTAGCTGTAGATCAAGATTACTTTATACCAGTAAGAGATCCAGGTTTAGCTATGCCAATAGAAACACTACCTGGCGCACAAAACCTTTCAGAAATAGCTGATATAGAGTATATACAAAAGAAAATGTTAGCGGCATTAAGGGTACCAAAAGCCTTTATTGGTTTCGAAGAAACTTTAGGTGATGGTAAAAACCTAGCTATATTAGATGTACGTTTCGCTAGAGCTGTACATAGAGTACAGAAAGCTCTGATACAAGAGTTAAATAAAATGGCTATCATACACCTACACGCAAAAGGTTACGAAGATGATTTAGAAAACTTCACTTTAACACTAACCAGTCCATCGACACAAGCAGAAATGCTCAAGATACAAAACTGGAAAGAAAAGGTTATGTTATACAGAGATTCGGTTTCTGATGCTGGTAACGGTTTTAGTGCTATGTCTATGACTTATGCTAAGAAAGAAATATTAAACATGAGTGATGATGAGATAAAACTTGACATCCAAAGACAAGCCATAGAAAAAGCTGGTGGCGAAGAAATCAAATCATTAGGTGAAACCATAAAACAAACTGGTATATTTAGAGATATATATAAACTATACAAAATAGACCCAGATAGTATGATGGTGGATGGTGAAGAAGGTATGAACGCTGACGCTCAATCGGATGGTGGTGGAGGTCTGGATACTGATATGGGTGGATTAGATACCGATATGGGTGGATTAGACACTGATATGGGTGGTGATGATACTGATTTAGGTACAGACTTCACAACACCATTAGAAGTACCAGGTGAAGAACCTTTAGAAGAGAAAAGGAATACGAAATTAAGTGATAAAAATAAGTCGATTAATGAGTCTATTAAAAAAACTATAGACGAACTTGATAAGTTATTATAATAAGAGGGTATTTATATAAAAATTAAATAAAATGTTCGGAAAATTAAAAGAAAGCGTGTTATCTAATCTAGAGGACACTATGAATAATAAAGGTGAAAAAGACTTTAAATCCAAATTCTCTAAATACTTTAGAGTATTGAAAGAAAATAATGAACTTAGAGAATTCAACGAGACTTATAACTTACTAAACGAATTAAAGTTTGACGAAGAATTAATGGCTAAAGAATTTGTTGAAGAATCTATAACTAGGTTAAAAGAACTTGACCCATCATGTACTGAAGAGTTAAAAAATTTAACTGAAGAAACTGTATCTATAGAAGGTACCTTAAATCACAGTATAGATGAATTAGTTTTTAATAACGAGCTTAGTTTAATAGATAAAGTTACACATAAGACAAACCTAATTAAAAATATGATCAAAGTCGATCCTTCAGAAGAATCACTTAAAGAATCAATGGAGTCGATTAGTCTTAAACTTAGTGATAAAATATCTAAATTAAATGAGGACCAAGTCAAAGTTCTAAACCTATTTGCTGAAAAAGATGAGGATAAGATAAATAGCTATTACACCAACTTAATAGACGAGACCAAGATGTTAGTTGATCAAACTATCACAGAATCTGAAGATATAATTATCGTAAAGAAATTATTATCAGTAAACACTAAGTTAACAGAGATGGCTAAACAAGGGGCTACTTTAGAAAACGTTGACAATGTAATGGATTTGAAAAAGACATTCCTTTAAAAAACCAATCTTAATAAAAAGTAAAAGCCAGAGGTAGCGAACTTCTGGCTTTTTTGTTACCGAAACGGTAACGGTCCTAAAACACCGTCTAAGACGGAATATTGTATATTATTATAATCTAAATTGTGTGACTATAAATAGTCCAATAATTTGTTTAATCGATATAATTTTACTATTATTATACAAGAAATAACAATAAAATTTGATTAAATGATTAAAGTAAATGCAAAGCAAGTTCGGAAAAGAAAAAAAATTATTCACCAACGAAAAATTTAGAGTTAAATACGGTACGATAGATGCCGTAAAACTAAAAGCGATATACATCAATATAGATTCGTGGGTACAACCATATGATATAGAGAATTACGGATCCTATATAAGATTGATGCGCAAAAAAATAATACTAAGTATTAAAGAGAATATAGATAGAGAAGTATTCTCCAACAATATAATAGTCGACTTAGACTTAAGAGAGTCTGGTATGTCCGAAGACAAAAAAAGCTTCATGTCAGTTGAAGTAACCCTATACCCAATAACCCCAACAGAATTTAATTCTGAATTAATATTATTAAACGTACACGATGTTGTGAACGATGTAATAAATTCACTAGAAACAAATAAGTTAACTTTTCAAGCAAAAAAACACAAACCTAAAGTGTTAGAACCCTCTAACTAAAATAGATTAAAAGTTATTGTACCATATATCTAATCATTTTATGAGGTGATATATGGTACTTATACCATTTCACTCATATTTATAAGATATAATTCCTATACAGATGAGTTTAAAAATTTTAAAAGAAAACGAAGAAGGTTTCGGTATTTTAGTCGAGGGTGATGCTGGCTGTATGTCAGAAAACATCCATGGTGAAATAATTAATGAAGAAGCCGAAAGAGGTACACTTGATCTCTCACAACCAATATACTATTACGCTACATTACAGAAGTACGGTACTGAGAATAGAAACGGTAGAGTATATCCAGAAGATATATTAAAGAGAGAGGTTAATAAATATAAAGAGGTTATAGCTAGAAACTCAAGTTTCCACGAGCTAGACCATCCCCAAGAATCTGTAATATCATTAAAAGGTGGTTCGCCTCATAGGATAGTTGATATGTTCTGGAAAGACAATGTATTAATAGGTAAATTAGAGATATTAGTTTCAGAAGGTTTTAGAAAGAGTGGTATAATATCATGTAATGGAGATCTAGTAGCAATGTACCTTTCCTATGGTATGACATTAGGTATATCATCTAGAGGGGTAGGTAGTCTTAAAAAAGTTAATGGTAGAAATGTTGTGCAAGATGATTTTGAATTAATTTGTTGGGACATCGTATCATCACCATCAACACCAGGTTCTTACTTATATAAAGACGAAAACGAATTCAAAAAATACGATGAAGTACTAGATAATAGTGATGAAATAAGTGAAAGCGAAGGTAAAGAAGACAAATTCATTTCAAAACTTAATAAATTTTTAGGTATGTAGGTTTATTTTTAAAAAAATCTTACTATCATTACTGTATAAAAAATAAATTATGGAAATGAAAACATACTATTGGTACACAGTAACCATCCAGCTAATCACAGAGGATGAGCAAACTGGTAAAATCAAAAAAATTAAAGAGCTTTACTTAGCTAAAGCCGTTTCGGTTACGGATGCTGAAGCTACTGTCATTAAAGATCTAGAAGGATACTCTGGTGAATACAGAATATTAAAAATAGATGAATCTAGACTAGTTAAGGTTATAATCCCAGAAGGGGTTGATACTAACGAGTAATCAAAATTAAATTAAAATAATTAAAAAACCACCATCAAATAATGGTGGTTTTTTTTGTTAATTCACAGGTCTTTAATACCTTTTATGAATTTTACATTTTTTTACAGTATTTATTACTAAGATAATACATCATAAGAATATTCAATTATTTAAAGATATGAGCAAAACAAATATTTTAGAGGAAACTCTAGCAGAGATCCAAGAGCTTAGAAAAGCGGTTTCAGAGAATGCTAACCATGCATTAAAGAGTACCCTAAAGGAAGAACTAGAAGAAATTATCAAAAATAACTTAGAAGAAGTTATTGATAGCGAAGAATTAACAGACGATATGCCAGGTTCTGATTTACCTGGTGATTTAGAAGACGGTGGTGAAGAAGAAGTTCTACCAATGGATTCAGAAGAAACGGAATCTGAAGAAGAAGCTGAAGGTGAAGAACCAGAAAGTGATGAATCTGAAGAAGAAGAAGACGCTGAAGAAATGATAGACTTAACAGGTGAGTCTGATGAAGATGTTATTAAACATTTTGATCTTATGAGCCCTGCCGATGAAATCGAAATAATTCAAACACCTGAAGGTGGTGTTCAAATAAACATCAATCCAGAAGATGCTAAAGAAGGTGAAGAAGAAACTCCTGAAGAAGCACCTGAAAACGATACTGTTGTTTTTGAGCCAGAAGAAATTGAGGAATCTACTGAAGTTTCTGAAGAACCTGAAGCTGTTTCTGAAGAAGAAAAAATCGAAGAAGAAGAACCTATGCATGAAATAGAGATTTCTGAAGAAGATGTGACCGAATTAGCTGAAATAGCTGAAGAGGGAATTTCTGAAGAAGAAGTTGCTGAAGAAGTGCAAGAAGAGGTTGAAGAAGTTAACACTAAAGAAAAAGAGTTACACGAAAGCTTGGTTGTTATGAGAAAAAAATACCAACAAGTAGTGTCTGAAAATAATAAAAAGACTAAAGAGTTGGTTGAATTTAAAAACTTAACAGAAGAATTTAAAGGTTCTGAAGGTGAGTACAAGTCAGCCATTAAAAATCTTAAGTCTCAGTTACAAGAAGTTGCATTGTTTTCATCAAACTTAACTTACGCAATTAAACTTATTACTGAGAACTCTACGACTAAGGATGAGAAGTTAGAAATCTTAAAAAGATTTGATAGCGCCGAAAACTTAAATGAGTCTAGAGAAATCTTTAATAGTGTGCAGAGTCAATTAGGTTCAAACAAAATTGCAACTAAACAAATGGTAGAAGAAAAAATTATGGAGACTCCTAAGTCTAGCGGTTCATCAAAACTAAACGAATCAAAATTGAATGAATCTACAGCTTATCAGAACCCACAATTATCAAGAATTCTTGATATCATTGGAAAAATTAAATAAAATAACTCAAAACTTAAAACTTAAAAAAAACTAAAATGGGAGCATTATTAGAATCAGGAAAAGTTGGTAACGTAAACCTTAATCACTTGAAAGAGGTACGTACTGACGTAATTAACAGATGGGACGGACTAGGACTTTTAGAAGGTCTTGGAGGTCACAGAAAAGAGAATATCGCACAATTATTTGAAAACCAAGCATCTTACATGCTTAATGAATCAGTTGCACTAGGTAACGAAGGTTCTTTCGAAACAGTGGTATTCCCAATCGTGAGAAGAGTATTCTCAAAATTATTAGCTAACGAAATCGTATCGGTACAAGCATTGAACTTACCAATTGGTAAATTGTTCTACTTCATTCCTAAGTTGGAAAACTCTGCTTACGCAGGTGGAGCAGCAGGAATCGATCCAAACGGTACATCAGTTAGTCCAAACTTGTATGACGCATTCTACGGAGAAAACGGTCTTTATGACAATTCTAAAGGTGCTGAAACAGTATTAACAGGTGCAGTTACTGCAACTACATTCGTATTTGACTCTGCTGACGAAAGCGGTTTCGCAGCAACAACAGGTACTTCTATTGACGCTGGTGAAACTGGTGTACTTAAAGTTAAGTTCACTTCAAATATCGCTAACTGGGAAAATGCTGACGAAGTATTATCTACTTTGAGTGTTGTAGCAGCTGGTGCTGATTTAGATTTCTATTTACCAGCACAAAAATATGGTAACTCTGCAATGGATTCTGAAGGTAACGTTTATGTTGCTGTAGTGAATAACGGTTCAGCTTCAGTTGCTGTAGGTGATATCGTTGCTACTGCTAAAGAATACGATTCTTTAGAATACCAAGATGAAATGGGTGAAGTTTCTTTCGAACTTAAATCTGTAACAGTTTCTGTTATCGAAAGAAAACTAAGAGCACAATGGTCTCCAGAGCTTGCTCAGGATGTTAGTGCTTTCCACAACATTGATGCTGAAGCTGAATTAACAGCTTTATTATCAGAACAAGTTGCTGCTGAAATCGATCGTGAAATCTTAAGAGATTTACGTAGAGGTGCTGCTTGGAGAATGACGTGGGATTACTCTGGATCTAGAGTTAACACTGGTGGAATTGCTGCCGTAGGATCTGACAGAGGTTTCTATACTCAAAAAGAGTGGAACCAAACGTTAATCACAGCGGTTAACCAAGTTTCTGCACAAATTCATAAAGCTACATTAAGAGGTGGTGCTAACTGGATCGTTGTATCTGCTGAAGTTTCAGCGATATTAGATGATTTAGAATACTTCCACGTATCTAATGCAGCTCCAGAGCAAGATAAATTCAACATGGGTATTGAAAGAATCGGTTCATTGGGTGGAAGATACCAAGTATACCGTGATCCTTACTTCCCAGCTGACACAATCTTAATGGGACATAAAGGTACTTCATTATTGGATACTGGTTACATCTACGCACCATACGTGCCGATGCAATTAACGCCGACAATGTACAACCCGTTCACTTTCGCGCCAGTTAAAGGTATTATGACTAGATATGCTAAGAAAATGGTTAATAACCGTTTCTATGGTACTATCAAGTGTAAAAATATCGTTAGCTTCGGTATCGGAGGTTTCAGATAATTATTATCTAACGGTTTATACCAAAATAATAGAAGGGGTAGGAATTTTTTTCCTACCCTTTTTTTGTTTATATTAAATTATATTTGACTATATTTGTAATAAGAATATAAACTTATTATGAAAAAATTACTATACATAGCCCCACACTTATCTACAGGGGGTTTACCACAATATTTAACCAAAAAAATAGAGTTACTAAGAGATTCATTTGAGATATATGTTGTAGAATGGTCTGACCACACTGGAGGTGTTTTAGTTGTACAAAGAGACAGAATAACCTCAATGGTTGATTCCGATAAATTCTTCACATTAAATGAAAATAAGGGTGAATTAATTGATATAATCAATAAAGTGCAACCAGATATAGTTCATATGGAAGAAATTCCAGAATATTTTATGGATTTCGATGTGGCTAAAGAATTATATTCAACAGAAAGAACTTATAGTATAGTAGAAACTTCTCACGACTCTTCATATGACGCTACACAAAAAAAGTTTTTCCCAGATAAATTTATGTTCGTATCGGATTGGCAAATAAAATTATTTGACCCAATAAAAGATATACCTAAAGTATTAGTAGAATATCCAATAGAATACGAAGAAAGACCAGAAAGATCCAAAGCTTTATCAGAATTAGGTTTAGATCCAACAAAAAAACACATTCTACACGTAGGTTTATTTACACCCAGAAAAAATCAAGCTGAATTCTTCGAGTATGCTAGAAGTTTACCAGAATATGTTTTCCATACAGTAGGTAACCAAGCTGGCAACTTTGCATATTACTGGGAACCATTAATGGATAATAAACCAGATAACGTTATATGGCACGGAGAAAGAAGTGATGTAGATAGATTCTATGGTGCTATGGACTTATTCCTATTCACCTCTAGAGGATCCAATAATGATAAAGAAACCATGCCACTAGTTATAAGAGAAGCTATATCATGGAATTTACCAATATTAATATATAATTTAGGTGTTTATTTAGATTATTTCGATAAATTCGATAATGTCGATTATTTAGATTTTGATGACTTCAATAGTAACTGTGTTAAAATACAGGATACTTTAAATAATGATTTAGTTAATAACGATTTTAAGGGTGGTATAAAGCCAGATAATGAAGCTATAATAATATCTACCTACCCGACAACTAAAAGCGCCTTAGATACGACCATAGAGTGTATAATGGGAGCTAAAAGGACTGGAAGGAAGGTGATACTAACCTCACACTTGCCAATATCAACAGAATTACAATCTTTAGTGGATTATAGTATCTACGATAAGAACAATATACTAACCAAACACACGTTCTATTCCCAAAGCAGGTTCACCAATGAAAGTATGAGCTCATTTGTTAATTTAAGGGGTGAGGATAACGATATATATCATGGACCTACGTGTTACACGAACTACTATAACGGAGCTTCGTTAGCTAAAGACTTAGGTATAGACAAAGTATATTTTATTAACTATGATTACGTGATTAAGAATACTGAATATATTGATAGTATATCTAAAGTTTTAAACACTAAAAAAGCTTACTTAGGTGATATGCCTAACAATCCAGAAGGGCATTCAGTAACCACGTTTTTCATGGGTATTAAACCAGAATTCTACTTAGATTCATTTGAACCTATATTCAGTGCAAAGGATTATGAGGATTTAAGGTTAAAATGGGGTTCTTATAGTAATGGTTATGAAAATATGTCTTTCTTCGCACTAAAAGATAAGTTAGATGAAATCGAATTGGTTGATGAAGACACGTTCAATAAAGAAATTAGTTTAAATTTAGAACATAGAGACTTTTCGATGGTAGAATATTTTACGGTATTACCAACTAATATACCTAACACTATGTCGGTATATCTTCAGGTTTCTAACTCCATAGATAGTAGAATTATAAATATTAGGATAATTAAAGAATCTAAAGGTGTTGAGACGCTAATATCTAATGAGGATGTTACTGTTAACGGTAAAACAGCGTGGTATAACAAAATTAAATACGTTATAGGTAACGAAGATATATATCGCGTAAAATACACGGCACTAGATAAAGATACCAATAAAGAGATAGTTAGAAAAGAAATTATCATTGATGACCAATACATCTTAAAAACACTACCTGATAATGGTATGTTAACTTATAAGATGCTTGAAGATCCAAAAATAAGGATAGTACACTTAGTCACAGAACCAGATACTAATGAGAAAGAAATAATCTCAACCGATTCATTAAAGGATTTTGCTAACAACTTCTCTAATATAGAGTATCACCAGAAAATTAATGAGATATATAAAGAACTACCCCCTTCGGACACTTGCAATAGACCTAAAGATATTGAAGAAGAACCTGGGTATTTCAAATTATCACCTGGTCACTACGGTTGTTTCTTAGCACACAAGAATGGTATAACCCTAGAAACTAATAATGATTTTGATATTATATTGATATTCGAAGGTGATGTTATCATAGACTCCCCATACCAAGAACTATACGAAAACCTAATCAGATGGTCTAGACTATCTAAAGAAGAAGATATAGATATGGTTGGGTTCGGTAATTATTGTGCTGAAAGGTACTCTGGTGAAAAAGAAGATTTGTTATTAAATTTAAGTATATTCGCACCAGCACAATCCTACTTAATAAATAAAGAAAAGCTACCTGTATTCAGATCAAAATTTGAAGAATGTAAATGGGATGCTTTTGATTTATGGATGACTAAAGTTGCTGACCTACACGGAGCTATGGCTAAAAAAGTGTATACAAAACACCTCCCTGGTTATTCGATTGTGGACAAAAAAGATAAGAATAAAGATAATGATTACTCAGAAATATTTGCTGGGTAATACAAATAAGTTAAGTATATAAATATGAGAATATGTCAAGTACACCCAGGCTGCGGTATACCAGTACCACCACCAAGTTGGGGAGCGGTAGAAAAGATAGTCTGGGAGTTTACACAAAACCTAAGAAGTTTAGGTCACACAGTAGACATTAAATACGCAAACGAGATAAACCAAGGTGATTATGACATAGTACACGTACATATGGCTAATTTAGCTATATTCCTAAAAGAAAGAGGTGTTAAGTACGTATACCAACTACACGACCATCACGCTTACTATTATGGTAAGGACTCTAGAGTATTTAAACAAAACCTAGAAGCTATAGAAGGTTCAGAGATATCCCTAATGCCAGGTAGGTTCTTAGTACCATACTTCAATACACCTAAAGCTACTTATTTTTCTCACGGGGTTAATACAGATTTTTTTAAACCTAGTGAAAAACCTAAAGAACATAAATTATTATGTTTAGCCAACAACGGTATGGCTGGTATGGATGGGTACGATAGAAAAGGTTTTGGTTTCGCTATAAAAGCAGCCATGGCCAAAAACTTACCTATAACAATAGCTGGACCAAGAAACAACGAGAATTTTATAAAAGAAAACCCATGGATTTACGGTTACCCTAAATTAAATTTAGAATGGGAACCAAACCAGGAAGAGTTAGTTGATCTATATCATAGACACTCAATTTTTATGCACCCATCTGAATTAGAAGCTGGGCATCCAAATTTAACGTTATTAGAGGCTTCAGCTTGTGGTTTACCCATAAACGGGTGGATAGAACTAGAAACTGACTTTAACGGTATGTGGAGAGCCAGACGCAACGTATTAGAGTTAGTTAGAGGTCTTGATGACATCATCGACAATTATGACTTATATCGAAATAAAGCGATAGAACACGCAAAATCATTGTCCTGGTACAACAGATCCGTAGAATTATTAGAGGTTTATAAAAAATATAGTAATTAATGAAGATTTTAGGTATTTCTTTCGGTGAACATTGTTGCGGTATAACTCTAATGGATAAGGGGAGAATAGTATTTTCTTTAGAAGAGGAAAGACATGTTAGGGTTAAAACTTATGATGATTTTTATAGTGGTTATTTTAGGTACCCATTAGAATCAATTAATTCGGCTGTAGAAAAGTTTGGTCTAGATATAAGTTCTTTGGATTACATAACTAGTTACTACCCCAAAGAAGAGGTCAAATATTTTTGGGAGGAAATGGGTTTAGGTGATTTTCCTGAAGATAAGTTTGTCTTTATCGATCATCATGATTCTCATGCGGCCACAGCATATTATTTAAGTAATTTCAATGAAGAAACCCTAGTAGTTACTATTGACGCTAGTGGTGGCGATTATAGTGCTAAATATTTTACCGCAAAAGACGGTGATTTAAAATATATCGACGGGTTAACCTTAGATAAAAAGTCTTTTGGTCATCTATACTCTCTAATAACAGAATTTTTAGGTTTTAAAAGATTGAAAGATGAAGGTAAGGTTGTGGGTATGGCTGCACACGGTAAATACGACTCATTAATACATAAAGCTTTAAATGATTCATTCAAAGTCTATGGTATTAAAACCGATGATGATAACAAACTAGATAGTGGAGATGTTGTATTAGGTAAACTATACTTAGACTTCTACCACAGCCTCTATAAAGAACTGGGATCAAAAGTATTAACCTCTAAAAAAGAAGATATAGCTTATACTGGTCAAGAATTCTTTGAATCAAAAGTATTAGAATTATTCAACAACCTACACAATATGTTTCCTCATATAAAAAAGGTAGCTTTAGCTGGAGGTATATTTGCTAACGTTAAATTAAACAAGAGGTTGAATGAATTAGACTGGGTTGACGAAATATTCGTAGCACCCCCAATGGGTGATGAAGGTTGTGCTCTAGGATGTTCATTATTAACACATAAGAATAAAAACCCAGAATTTAAACCATTTAAGTTAGATAATGTGTATTTAGGTACGTCATATACCGATGCTGAAGTGGGTGAACATTACTGGGATATGAGTTTATTTAGTAGAGAATTATTTACACCAGAACTTGCCGCTAAATATTTATCTGAAGGTAATATAATAGGTGTATTTAATGGTAGGTATGAACACGGACCAAGAGCACTCGGTAATAGAAGTATTATAGGTGAGGTAACCAACCCAGAAACTTATGATAAAATAAACGATAAGTTACAAAGAAACGATTTTATGCCGTTCGCACCAGCTGTAATGAGTGAGTACGCAGAGGATATATTTTATATCAACAAATCTAAGTATACCGCAGAATTCATGACTATGCTGTATGATACTAAACCAGAGTGGTCTGAAAAAATACCCACAGTAGTACATCCAGTTGACAAAACAGCTAGAATACAAGTAGTTACAAAAGATAGTAACTCAAAATTCCATAGTATATTAGAAGAATATAACAAAATAACGGGTGTACCAATTCTACTAAACACTTCTTTTAACGTACATAGAGAACCAATAGTATGTCACCCAAACGAGGCTTTTAACCACCTATCCAACGATGTGGTGGATTTATTAATAATGAATAATTTTATTTACAAGAAACATGAAGGAAATATTAATTAAAGAATACAACAACACTAACATTCTAAGAAAAAAATACAAAGAACCAAAAAACAGTTTCTTTATAAATTTCACTAACGGACCAATATGTGAAATAAAGGGGCCTATAGATAATAGGTATAAGGTTATGTTCACTAACAGGGAGAACGGTAAATTGATACACTCTTCAGAGATAACCAACAATATGTGGACTAAGTGTACCAGAGAATATTTCATAGATTGGAATATAAAGGTCTACGACTTAAGTAACAACGAATTAGTGTTTGAACACAACTACAATGCTAAAAATAAAAAGGTTTATATACATCTAGGTAGTTCAGCTATAGGTGACACAATAGCCTGGCTACCATACGTTGAAGAGTTTAGAAAAAAACATGGTTGTAAAATGATATGTTCAACGTTTCATAACGATTGGTTTGAATCAACATACCCAGAAATAAAATTTGTTAAACCTGGTACACAGATTGATAATCTATATGCGATGTACGGTGTTGGTTGGTTTTACAATAACAAGGAAGTTAATTACAACAAGATACCCGTAGAATTTAAAAACCTACCCCTACAACAAACTTCCAGTTCTATATTAGGTTTAGATTACAAAGAGATAAAACCAAAATTATCGTTTACTGAAGAACCTAGTAGATTTGAAAATAAATACGTAGTAATAGCTCCACACGCTTCGGCTCACGCAAAGTACTGGAATAATCCTGGTGGATGGCAAAAGGTCGTTGATTATTTAAAATCCAAAGGCTATGAAGTAGTTATGATTACTTCAGAAAAACTTAATGATACTTGGCATGATTCTAAGTTGGGTGGAACCCTAAAAGGTGTTATTGATAAAACTGGTGATCATATAGACCTTAAGGATAGAATGATAGATATAAAAAACGCTGATGCCTTTATAGGGTTAGGTAGTGGTTTAAGTTGGTTATCATGGGCCATAGGTACACCGACAGTATTAATATCAGGGTTCAGTCTACCTTTATCAGAGTTCAATGATTGTGAAAGAGTATTCACACCAAATAAAGATACTTGTAGTGGTTGTTTTAATAGAGAATGGTTAAATGCTGGTGATTGGGAATGGTGTCCAGATCATAAAGATACAGAAAGACATTTCGAGTGTACAAAAACCATAACAGTTAAACAAGTTATAAATGCCACCGAAAAAGCCTTAAACATTAAATCTTGCATTATAAATAAAATAGGTAAATTATTCTAAATTACTAATTAACAAAAAAAAAGGTCTTGTTAATCACAAGACCTTTTTTTATTCTTTAAAATTACCCCCTAGCAGGGTCTATCGATGTGAGTATACCATCCTTATAACTAAAAATCATTGGCTCTCTATCTGTCTGCACAACTACATTACCAGTAAATCCTTCAGTCGAACCACCTCCTTCACCAGCAGGTCCTTGAGGTCCTTGAATACCTTGAATACCTTGAATACCTTGAGGCCCTCTAGCCCCAGTCGCTCCAGTTGCACCAGTATCACCTTTAGGTCCTTGTGGACCAGTTGCACCAGTATTACCATTAGCACCATTTCTTCCTGAAGTACCATTTGCCCCTTTAGCTCCAGTTGCTCCAGTTGCACCAGTATTACCTATAGGTCCTTGAGACCCAGTTGCACCAGTATCTCCTTTAGGACCTTGAGGTCCAGTTGCACCATTGTTTCCATTTCTTCCAGAAGTTCCATTTGCACCAGTATCTCCTTTAGGACCTTGTGCACCAGCTGCACCAGTATTACCATTGTTCCCATTTCTTCCTGAAGTACCACTACTTCCGTTAGCACCATTGTTCCCATTGTTTCCGTTCCTTCCAGAGGTACCGCTATTACCTTTATCACCTTTAGGTCCTTGAATACCCTGGTTACCTATAGGCCCTTGATTACCATTAACACCTGAAGTACCATTGTTACCACTATTTCCATTGTTTCCGTTCCTTCCAGAGGTACCGCTATTACCTTTATCACCTTTAGGTCCTTGAATACCCTGGTTACCTATAGG